ATAAAAGGTTTTAAGTGTTTTATATAGTAGAACAAGATACTAAATTAGAAAGTTTAGAAAAGTTAGTAAGATTAGGAGCATTTGTTGATGTTATCCCTACTAACTATGATTACCATCCTAAACTTAGTTCTACTGTTGCAGTATATATTAGATTACTTAAATCTGATTATGGTTTTATTATTCCTATAGATCATAACGAAGGTATAAACATAGATAAAGAGCGTGTATTCAATCTGCTTTCTAAGACTAGTAAGTTGTATACATTAAATAAAAAGAATCTTCTCTATCACTTTAATTTACAGGATGCAATAGATTTATCTTTACTTTATTCGATGAATAAGTTTGATAAGTTGGAATATTCATACGATTTATCTTCATTTTATAATAAGTATAGAGACTATAAAGATATTAATAAAATTATACCTATATCTAAACTTTATGAATCTTGTGAAAAAGTATTTAACAAAGTTAAAAACACCATGGATTTTGATATCCCAGACAGTTTTGACTTCTACAATAAAACTGCAACTAATGTTTTCTTTTTAATTGAGAGTCAAGGTATACAAGTTAATTATGAAGCTTACAAGGAACTTTTCAAACCAAGAGATCCTCTTTACAACACTGTTAATAATTTTGTTCTAACCTCATATAATTTATATAATGTCACATCTAGACCTACTAATGCTTTCAATAGCGTTAATTTCGCTGCTATACCTAAAGGCGAACAATACAGGAAGTGTTTTCGTCCGTCCGGGGATTACTTTGTTGAGTTGGATTTTGATGGTTACCACCTTCGTTTACTTTCTGAGCAGATTGAATATCCTTTATCAGACGAATCAGCTCATAAGCAGCTAGCAAAACAATATTTTAATAAAGAAGAAATAACAGATGAAGAATACAATGAAGCTAAACAGATTAACTTTCACGCAATTTACGGAAAAATACCAGAAAAATACGCTTTTCTCGACGTGTTTGAAAAAATCGACAAATTCATTAAAGGCCTTTGGTCCGAATTTGAAACTAACGGAAGAGTCCTGGCGCCAATTAGTAATAAGCCGTTCACTAAAGAGTTAAAAGATATGAACCCTCAGAAGTTAATGAACTATATTATGCAAAGTTTGGAAACTTCAAGAAACATTCTTATATTAAAAGAAGTACTAAGATTTCTCAAAGATAAAAAGACTAAAATAGTACTTTATACCTACGATGCTCTACTATTCGACTTTCATAAATCGGACGGTAAACAGACATTAGATGAGTTAAAGAAAATTATGGAAGACAATGGTAAGTACCCGGTTAAATTTAAGTACTCAGAAGATTCATTGTTATAGAATAAAAAGATATTTATAAATGATACAAGAAGTTACAAAAGCGGATTTTGATTATGATTTAGATCCGATATACTTTAATGAAGATATGAGCAACAAATTATTCTGTACTTTCGCTACAGAAGAATCACTTAATGATATACTGGATCAAATCCAAGAGAGGTACAAGATTATATACAATAAAATTTTTGTGCTCTATTCTAAATCACAAGATGAGTACATCTGTACCTATAATGTAGATTTCGGTAATATTGGAGCGTTTTTAGAAAACACTATCCTAGTACATAGAAAAAAAGATTCTAACACATTATACACTATTAATGCACTTAATACACTTATAAAGGAGCTTAATGGAGGAGTATTAGACACATCTTATAGAATCAAGTGGCAAGATTACAGAAATTGTATTCTACTTACCAAAGGCCCTGAACTTAAAAGAGTTAATACCAAACTTTTTAAGATAATTGAGTTGGATAATTAATTTATTCTTCTTATATTATTAAAATAAACGTTATAAATAAATTAGTTATATGGACTTAAATGCAATCCGTGCAAAGCTTGATTCGTTAAATAATAACGGACAGCAAAGAGAAAAGACAGACTATTCCACTATTTTTTGGAAACCTGAATTAGGAAAGCAGACGATTAGAATCGTACCTTCTGCTTTTGATCCTGCATTTCCGTTTAAGGAATTAAAGTTCCACTACGGTGTAGGAAAATACCCTATGGTAGCCTTATCAAACTTTGGTAAGCAAGACCCTATCGAAGAGTTCGTAAAAGAACTACGTAAAACTAACGATAAAGATAATTGGTCTTTATCAGGTAAACTTAACCCTAAAACTAGAATCTTTGCTCCTGTAGTAGTTAGAGGAGAAGAAGATAAAGGAGTTCGTCTATGGGGATTTGGTATTACTATCTATAAAGCATTATTAGCTTTAGCTGAAGATGAAGATATCGGAGACTTTACAGACGTTATTAACGGATGGGATATGGTTGTAGAGCAAGTACAAGGTAATCCTTACCCTGAGACTACTGTTCGTATCAAACCTAAACAAACACCTCTATCAGATAATAATGATCTAGTAGATAAGTGGTTAAAAGAACAGCCAAACCCAATCGAAGTACATACGGAGTATGATTATGACTTCATTAAGAAACAATTACAAAACTATCTGAATCCTGGAGCAGAAGAAACTCCAGCAGGAGATAGCAATGTAGATAAAACTTTGCCAGAAAGCTTAGGTCAACAAAAGTCTGACTTTACTTTGGAAACAGCTACTGCTGGTAACCAAGACACAGTTAGTAAATTTGATGACTTATTTAACGAATAATGGCAAAAAAGAAAGAAGTACAAGAGAAAGCGACCGCTGCAGTTCGTAAGTCGTTTAACTTATCTAACTTCAAAAAGAAGAAAGGTTTTTCTAACGCTTCTGTAAAGTTTAAGGAGCAAGGATGGATTCCATTATCCAAAGCATTTCAAGATATAACGTCACTACCAGGCATTCCAACAGGGCATATAACCCTGTTGAGAGGCCATAGTGATACTGGTAAAACTACTGCTTTAATAGAAGCAGCAGCAAATGCACAAAAACTGGGCATATTACCAGTGTTTATTATTACTGAGATGAAGTGGTCTTGGGAACATGCTAAAGAAATGGGTCTTCAAGTTGAAGAGGTAAGAGACGAAAATGGTGTAGTAACTGACTATGAAGGTCATTTTTTATATGCTGATAGAGGAACGTTAAATACTATCGAGGATGTAGCAGTCTATATTGCCGATCTTATGGATGAGCAAGCAAAAGGTAACTTACCTTATGATATGTGCTTTTTCTGGGATAGTATAGGTTCAGTACCTTGTGAGCTTTCAGTTAGATCTAATAAGAATAACAACGAATGGAACGCAGGGGCAATGTCTACTCAGTTTGGTAATAACTTAAACCAAAAGATTCTACTATCTCGTAAGGAGAACTCTCCGTATACTAATACGATGGTAGCTATCAATAAAGTCTGGACTATGAAACCAGAATCACCGATGGGTCAACCTAAGTTGCAGAATAAAGGAGGTATGTCGATGTGGTACGATGCTACACTAGTAATTACTTTCGGTAATATTACCAATCCAGGTACCTCTAAGATTAAAGCAATCAAAGCAGGTATGCAGGTAGAGTTTGCTAAACGAACTAACGTTCAAGTCGAAAAGAATCATATCGGTGGAGTACAGTCAAGAGGTAGAATAGTTATGACTCCTCACGGATTTATACCTGATGAGAAGAGAGCTATTGATAAGTATAAAGACGAACATAAAGAGCACTGGTTAAAATTAGTAGGTTCAGTAGACTTCGATTTAATTGAAGAAGGAGACTTAGAAGAGACTCCTATTACACCTAATATTTTAGACTAGTGGCTTACGACGATATTCTTAAGAACTTAAAGGAGACCCCACCCCGTGCGTTGAACGATCATATTCTGTTAATCGACGGAATGAATACCCTAATTAGATCGTTCTCGCTCCTGAAAGCGATGAATCCGACAGGTACCCATATCGGTGGGTTAGTCGGATTTCTTCGCTCTTTAGGGTATGTTACTCGTATATTTGACCCTACTAGAGTTATAATAGTATGGGACGGAAAAGGAGGCTCTGGAAATAGGCAAAATATAGATCCTAACTATAAAGCTCAGAGAGCAAATTCAAGGATAACACATTGGGGTTTATATGATACTAAAGAAGAAGAAACAGAAGCCTTAGTAAACCAATTATTTAGAGTTCAAGATTATCTAGACTGCCTCCCTATGCATCAATTAGTAATGGAAAAGTTGGAAGCAGATGATATAATGGCTTATCTTGCAAAGAGAGCGTCTAAAGCAGGTAAGAAAGTAACCATAGTATCATCAGATAAAGACTTTTTACAATTGATCGATAGTAATATTGAGGTATATGCTCCTGTAAAAAAGAAAACTTTTACTATCGGTAACATAAAAGAAGAAATAGGAGTTTTACCTCAAAACTACAATATTGTAAAAGCATTATTAGGTGATAACTCAGACAATCTACCAGGAGTTAAAGGTTTAGGCATTAAAACTATACTTTCAGAATGGAAAAGCTTTACATATGATCCGCTAGCATCGTTACAAGATGTATGGGATCATTGTGAAACGCAAATGGAAGGAGAAAAACCTAAAAAAATCTTTGCTAAGATACTACATAACTGGGATAGAGTTACTACTAACTTTAAGTTAATGGATCTTCATAATACTTCTTTAGATACGAAGGAAATAGAATACGTAGAACAAGTTATTAAAGAACCTATACCGGAACTACAAACAGGAGCTTTCCTACATTTACTAGATCAAGACAAAATCGAAGGTATAACTAAAAATACTGAAGGTTGGTTAGAAAACTACAGATCATTAACTACAGTATCATGAATTATAAAACATTAATTATAGGAATTGTACTTTTTGTAATAGCTCAATCTTTATCCTGGTTTCAAACTAATGGTCAGTTTTTGAATAATTGGGTAAAGGAGAATCCTTTATGGGTAGCTGCTATTTTTGGTGTTCCTGTAGGTATGAGTTACATATACGGAACTACATATATAGTAGAGGCTTTCAATGGTCAATTATGGCCATCGAGACTATTAGGTTTTGCAACGGGTATTTTCAGTTTTACATTTTTAACCTACGTTTTTATGAAAGAAGGGGTTAATATGAAGACAGGTATTATTCTTATACTTGCATCAGTTATAGTTTTACTACAAGTATTTTGGAAATATGAATAAAGGAATAATTGCAGGTAATTTTGATGTTATACATCCGGGTTATATT